AACTTCCAAGACACCCAATTGCTCAAGTCTACAGAGCGTTTATGCACTCTGAAGATATGGGAAGAGCCTGTTAGCACTGCCTACTACGTCATAGGCGCTGATCCTGCCTATGGTTCTTCTGATTGGGCAGACCGTTTCTGCCTGCAAGTCTATCGCTGCTACGCAGATGGCATGGATCAGGTGGCTGAATTTGCCTCGGCAGAACTAAATACCTACCAATTTGCTTGGCTGATCTGCTATTTGGCTGGCGCTTACACCAATTCCACCCTCAACTTAGAGGTCAATGGCCCTGGTCAGGCAGTCATTAACGAGATCAGGAACCTCAAAAGACAGGCAAACACCCTGCCGCCAGGCCAAGCAAAGCAATTACACGACGTTTTAGGCCATATGAGCCACTATATGTGGCGCAGAAACGATTCTTTCGGCATTTCTAACAGCATTGGATGGGTGACAACCCACTCCAGCAAGGAAAGAATGCTCAACTACCTCAAAGATTACTTCGAAAGAGGGATGTTGAACGTCTATTCCGAGGAATGTATTGACGAAATGAAGGGGATTGTCCGAGATCAGGGGACGATTGCAGCGGCAGGTAGATCAAAAGATGATCGAGTGATAGCCTCTGCCCTAGCCGCAGCCGCTTATGCAGAGCAGGTGCAGCCCAGACTCATGCAGATGCGACTGACTAGAGACAAAAAACAGGTTGAAAACCCAGATGCGGAGCATTCAGGACAGATTCAGGTGCAAAAACAGGTCGGGAACTACCTCAAAGCCCTAGGATTCCAATGATTGACGTTCTAACCATAGAAGCTATTAAGCATCGGATGGATAACCTGCGGAGAAACCGCAAAAGAGGCTTCACCATCCTGCAATTTGCCAAGTTTGCAGGTGTTGACTACCGAAACTTGAAGAAAATGTGCTACGAAGGCACTTTGCCCATCACTCCGTCCTCGCAGCGCAAGATTTCCCGCGCTTTACTGGCTTTGGAGAACGGAGAAGCCGGTTTGCGGCGCAATATAGCCAATCAGACAGCCCTTGGCTACCATCCACCCCAAGAACAAGGCCCCACCATGCGTAGAGGGCTACAAATCAACCTTAATAACGGTGGAGTAAGCCTGGTAGTCAAGCCGGTGAACAAATATGACTTCTCTAAACGCCATATTTTGACCAAAGGAGATTAAAAATGGGGGTTTTGCACGACTATAAGTGTCCCGTACACGGGTTTTTTGAGTCCAACGAGGCAGTCTGTCCGGCAGGCTGTACTGACGTAAATCTTGTCTTTTTGAAGCCAGTTGGTGTAAAAAGTGACGGTACGAAGCATAATGACCGCACACTGAACCAACTTGCACTGGATTTCAAGATGGGTGACATCAAATCTACCCGCGAAGGTGAGGCACAGCCACCGCGCTACGCCACTCCTAACAACCCCTTTGCTCCGCGATGGGGTTCTCCAGGCGATCTAAGCGGTTACAACCTCAAATCAATCAATGGAGAGGCCGTTTCTGGGATGCAAGCTGTCAAACAATCTGGCGCGAATCTTTCCGGCCCGAAAATTGGTAGCTATGTTGCTGACCACGAAAACCTTAAGATAAGCCAATGAGAATCCCTACAGAACCACTTGCTAGGCAGGAGTTCTACATCGACATGATGCAGAAGTGCCTCGTCTCCCAAAACGAGCGCACAGCCATGTACTCCACTCTGCGCTCCTACTACCTGTTTGGCTCTGGCATGGACGAGGCTCCTGCCCACTACAACAAGATCTACCCACACATCGACCAACTGAGTAGCTTCATGTACTCAGCCGATACCACCCGCTTCTCCATCAACATTGGTGCCTCTCAGCCAAAATCATTCCATAAGATGATTCCGGCACTCACCAAAGGTCTGCACGACTATTGGCTTAACTCCAATGCAGACCAAGTATTCGGACAAGCGCTGAACTGGTCACTCTGCTACAACTCGACCTTCGTCAAACTGGTCTGGCGTAATGGCATCCACCCGTACATGATCGAACCCCAGGCGTTCGGCGTACTGCGGGAAGACACGCCTTACACTGACCGCCAAGAGGCGATGGTGCAGACTTACTACATGACTCGTAGTGAGCTTTCCTCCCGCCTCTATGCCCATCCCCGCCGTGAAGAAATCATTAGTCAGATCGCCACGGCAGAGCAGGAAACTAAGCAATACCCTGAAGGCGTAGAACGTCTAGTGACATCAGCCATTGATCCTACGATCTACGGCAATGTGCAGATGAACCTGGCTGGAAGCCAGAACTATGTTCCTCGCATCGGTGAACCTACCGTCAAAATGTACGAACTCTGGCTTTTTGATGATGAGATCAATGACTATGTGTGTGTCACAATTGCTGAACCACAAGTCATCATCTATGACCGCCCCTCTAAGAGTTTGTTCCTAGAAGGTGAGCAGCCATTTGTACAAGTCTGTCCTTCCCCGCAGTATGACTACTACTGGGGTCAGTCTGAGACGCAGCGCCTTGTATTTTTGCAAGAGATGAGGAATAAGCGCGTTAGTCAAATCCTTGAACTGCTAGACAAGCAGGTATCGCCTCCTAAAGCCGTCATGGGCTTTACAGGCATTTTGGATGAGAAGAACTTTGCCCTTAACCGCGCAGGCTCTTTTATCTCCACGGATATGCCTAACGCCAAGGTCGAGGAGTTTTCCCCGAACATTCCTAATGACATCTTCCGAGAGATTGCTGAGATTGATGCAATGTTTGCAGAAGCCTCTGGGATTACCTCGGTGCTGTCTGGGCGCGGTGAAACAGGTGTTCGCTCCCAAGGCCATGCCAGCCAGTTGGCTAGGTTAGGTTCCTCCCGTGCTAAGCGCAGGGCGCTGATTGTAGAAGACAGCCTAGAGAAGATTGCTACCCTCTACCTTAAGATGATGCAGGTGTACGATGACACGGTATATACAGATACTGATGGCAATAAGTTTATTGCTAGTCAATTCACAGACGATTTTGTGGTCAAGGTCGATGCCCACTCTAACTCCCCGATCTTCATGGAAGACCTGAGAGAACTGACCTTTAACCTCTACAACGCAGGCGCAATCAGTAAGTCCCGCCTCGTAGAACTCCTAGAACCGCCCATGAAAGACATCCTCATGGATGACATAATCAAGGCAGAGGAAAAGGCAGCAGAACAGCAAGCTATGCAACCGCCTCAAGCGCCCGCCCCTGGTGGACAAGAGGCTCCCGTCAACGCTCAACCACCATTGAGGGCCGTCCAATGAACCAAAACTCAGGAAGCATGAACTCTCAATCTATGCTTAGAGGCGGAGATCAGCCACGCGCTACCCGCCAAGAGATAGCAGATATGAATAAACCGGCTTCTATGCAATACATCCGAAGCCAGCCCAGAGGTGCTACCCTACGCACCAATCAATCACGCTCTATGAAACGGAGTTAATCATGTACAAACAGCCCACAATGCCTATGAAACGTGTCACTCCGCGCCGTACAAAGCGCACATAAATCAACGGGGCATGACATTTTGCCCCTTTTTTGTGTTGACACGATAGATTCTTTATATTTACCGTTGCCAAAAATAGGAGTTATCAATGGCGATTGGCTCAAAAGACATGATGGACATGATTAAGGCAGACCAAGGCGGTGCTGCTCAACCCATGACCCCGCCTCCTGCAGAGCAGGATGCAATGACTGCTCCAATGGCTAGCCCTATGTCCACTCCTGAACCCCAGAATGGCAATCAAGAGCAGGCACGGCTCAACATTATGATGGCCCTAGATATGCTCCAACAGGCACTCGGTGTCTTTGGCATGGAGTCCAAAGAGGGTAAAGCCCTAGAACGGGTAGTTACAGAGATCACAAATCAGTTTGGTGAGCGCGAGTCTAAGACCCGTGAGCTTATGCCTGCTGAGATCATCAACCTTATTCAAACTCTGCCGCAGGCTGGTGGCGCTACACCGGGGCAGAGGTCTGTTATGCAAGCGCCTATCGCGGGTACAACCGCACCCCCACTTCCCATCTAGGAGAAATCATGGAGCTTTTTAAACCCAAAGGTGCGCTGCAACCTCGCCGTCCTACGGACAACTCGCAGCAAAATGGTCAAATCGTGAACACCCCCCGCTTTGCGGCTATGGGTGGTCTTGATACCGCAGCGAAAACTGGCCCTCGGAACAAGATGACTCTGAGCAAGCCCGGTGACACCAAAAAAGTTATCTAAGGCATAAAAGGGGCTAATTATGAGCTTAGAAAACTACTCACCAGAAGCAATTTCGGAGCTTGCAGCTCTGTCCAAGCGCCTTTCTGAAGACCCTGCTACTCGTAAAGAGTTCTTGCGTCTGACCAAGAAGGTACATCCAGACCTGCCAGTTCCCGAGATTGAAATCGAAGAAGCAACAAATCAACGCGTTTCTGCTGCTGAGAAGCGTGTGATGGAGTTGGAAGCCAAACTGCGACAGAAAGAAGTCAAAGATGAGCTTTCCAAGCGCCGTAATGCCTTAAAAGAGACGGGAAAAGTCCAATCTGATGAAGACATCAAAGAGGTTGAGAAAATTATGACCGAAAAAGGCATTGCTAACCATGAAACCGCTGCCGAGTATTGGAAGTGGATGAAGGAAACGGCGGCTCCAACTAGTTCTGGATTCCCTCAACCCGTGATGTCACGGATGGACATCCAAGGCTATATGAAGAATCCAGTAGGTGCAGCGCGTGAAAACGCTGCGGCGGCTTTGGCTGAACTTCGCAAGAACCCAAGACCGATTGGACTGTAGTGAAACAGGGGCTTATTAACAAACTTCGGAGGTACTTATGCCTATAGGTGGCGGCATTCTTCCGGCTTCGGGTACTAGCCAGTACAACGAACTTACTTATGTAACTCGTAGGGCATTTATCCCGAAGTTGGTCGTACAAATCTACAACTCGACGCCCTTGATGGCGGCACTGATTGCTAATAGCCAAACCGCTTCCGGCGGTGTGTCTTCAGTAACGGTTCCCGTCCAAGGTTCCCAATTCGTAAACGCCCAGTGGTCTGACTACTCGGGTTCGTTTGCTCAACCCTCTGTGCAACAGGGTGCATATCAGGCTGAGTTCAACCTCAAGCTCCTGATCTCCCCGGTTCCCTTCCTCGGCATGGAAGGTGCAGTGCAGCAGGACTACGCCAATATACCCCTGATCGAAGCTCGCATGAACGATGCG